GCACTGTCTATGTACCCAGGAGGCTGGTACAAATATCCTCCCGGTTACATACCGTCTACCCCTTACGGGGTATACCTCGATAGCGTCGTCGTCCTTAAGGAGCAACAACACACCCCGTGAACCCATGACGTGGACCGCCGGATTTTTCTTCCGGTCGATCCGCGCCACGGCTTTCACTAGGAGTCCATGATGATCAACACTTTCATCAAGGACTGGTTGTTCCAGCACTGTATCAAAACAGTAACCGTCCCAACCATGTTCGATCTTGGCTTGCTTATAGCCATAGACAGGGTTTACTTCGTCAAAATATCCGACGAAGGCCCCATCACCAAGACCGTCCACTATAGAGGGCCTACGCGAGCAAGCGGGTGCATAAGACCGCAACCACTTGCATACGTCCAGCAACGCCTTCCTCCTCTCCGGGCCCAGCCAGACACAGCGGTTTTGATACCGCCATATCTGGTTATGGATCTTGAAAAGGGAAAGCAAGCTGCTGTCGTACTTTTTCACGTAGAACGGAGTGATGTCGTACCCGTTAAAGTAGTGTTTACCACAACTCTCACGGAACGCACCAGTCCAGTAGCTCTTCTTTGAGTTGGGTGTAAAACCGCACTCTTGAAGGAGGCCACAGAAACCAGGCGCCATGGTGCTGGGGACAATAATGTCATCCCCATACACCGATATACGACTCACCTCCTCGCCATGTAACTGAGCGTACGCATAAGCAAGGGACAAGAAAATCAAAGTCTCCAGCTCAAACGTATACCCGTTGCCCATGGACGAGAACTTCTGGTAGAAGATTTTCTCATCTCCAGAAGGAAGAACTCCGAACGGGCTCCTGCACTGCCCAAGTGCATCCAGCCAGTCGGAACGGATCAACTTCTCGACAATAATTCGGCTAATACAATCACTAGCCATACTAAGGTCGATAGTTGCCAATCGCCCAGTAAAGCTGCCAATCTCGGCCAGCCTCTGGTTCTTCGTTTGGTCATCGAGATTAACTCCGATGGCCCGAAGACGATTGCGAATCACTCCACCGATACCTTTCTGGACGTAAATATTCATGTCCGGTTCGATAGCGATGGTTCTATCCGTTTTGTAGTTCTTCGGGACAGTGACGACGCGATTGCCGTCTACGATTTTCACGTAGCCGACGCCCTCTGCCTCCGATAGCTCCGGGAGTTCCCGGGACCACAGAGGTGAATACAGAAGTACCGTATTCGCGAGGATCGCGTTACCTATTGTTGCCTGCGGTGAACCGCTATATTTGTGCGCAGCATCCGACTTGCGTCGGGGCAGTCTGGTAGTGGCGCCAGGGCCCCACCCAAAATGCAACGCTGCTTGGTCCCAGTCGAACGGACCCAAGATCCTAGAAGCAAATTTCCTCGCGAGACGAATTTCTCGGAGGAATGGAGAACTTCTCCACCGCTCTTTGGACCTTTGGTTAAGCTCGAAGCAGGACTGTTCCGCTTTTCTGAAACGTTCCCACGTGACGTCTAGGCGAGAAGGCTCAGTTACAGCGGACCCGGGGGGCAGCATTCCTCGCAGAGACAGATCCGGTACGGCCCCAACTTCATCATTGGGGTCATGCCGGTGCCCATCTCTATCGCGAAGTTTGCCACCTGATCCAGGTCCACGAGCCTCAAGCTTCGATAGCCACTCCTCGAAGAAGTATCTGACCCCGAACGAGTCAAGATCTTCCTCTGAACCACTAGAGCATGGGCCAGGAACACACTCATCTCCTCGATCAACTTGGCAGCGCGTTGAATCTCGCTGTCCAGGTAGGTCTCGGGAAACTGATGGATCCTGACTTGAAGCTCCAAGTTCGAGCGAATTTCCTGAATTTCGTGCTGAGTCAGCATAACTTACTCCTCCGAGGTTGGGAACGAACAGACAACTCCCGCCAGGCCTTCCCGGTTGTCCGATGATCTGGACTCCGAGGGCTTTGGCGAGTCGCTCGTGAATACGAGCGAGGGGCGGAGCACAAGCAACATTAGCCCTCCTAAAAGGGCGAGGACGGTAATTAGCCATAGAAAAGTCCTAATGGCCAGAACTCCCAATGGGAGATCCAGGAGCTGATGCGACAGGGAGTCCCTTGCGGGACCCCCCGAACGGTTTTGGTTAGCCATGAGAGGCAGTCACCCTCTACTTTATCAGTAGAAGGGCTCCTGACCCCACACAGCCGGCCGGACCGTCGCATTGGACAGGTGGTTGATAACATAAGCCACCAAGTCCTTCTTCTCCTGGTCCGTCGCATCCTGGGCAAAGTTCAAGCGAACTTGCGCAGAACTGACACGGACTCGCGCCGTTACACCGTTCACGGTTCCGACCGTCGGCAATTCATAGCCGAGGATTCGGGAATTGGCACCCGTCGTGGACTTCGCCTCGCGGTATTCGTCAGTCAGCTTGATGTAGCCAATGGCCACACCAGCCGTCTTTTCGAACCACTTAGCGACGTTTCCGACAAAGCCACCAAACGCGAACGTGCGATTGACGGGAGTTGCAGCACCATCAGCGATGGTGAGCGCAGCGACTGCAGGCATTGTGCCTTACCTCGATTAACTACGATCAACTCAGATACCTAAGGTGACCGGAAGGTTACGATTAGCGGGATTGCCAACCGTTAACGCAGGTACTACAGACGAACAGCACTGGTTAACAAAGCCAGCGCATTCATCAGGTGGGTCGTACTAATCGGATTCTTGACGCTAGGGAGCGTCGGAAAAGGCACCGATGTACCTGCACTTCTGTCTAGTTGGACTTTTCGCCACTTGCCCACCCATTTCTGGGTAGTTGGGTAGCCGTCCGTCTTCGTGAAGTTCAGGCCCGTTGCTTCAGAGGAGATCTTAGTAAGATTACTCTGACTGAAGCCCTTGACCTCCCAGCCGGCTAGCGCATCTAATTGGGAAAAATAATCACCCAGTGGATACGCCCAGTCGACTACAAAGGAGAATGGGAGTAATTCCCAAGCAAGAGACAACGGGTTCGTAAAACCCAAACTAGCAGCCGTGGCCAGAGCCCCGTTCGCCGGACAAACATCAATCCGGACGCGCGAGCTATGACGTGCTTCGACAACAAGTCGATAATGACCACCAACAGGGGCATTACTGCCTGACTGATGATGGTCAACACGTCCACTCTGGTTAACACTGCTAGACGCCTTCACTGTGACCATGTATCGGTCATACGGAGTCTTGTCAAGGGCCGTTACGGCCCCATGGATATCCGACAGTAAAGGCTTCACGCCGTACTGAAACTCTAGCCAGCGATTGAGAAAATCCTTGCGCCACGAACTCACGGGTCTGCCAAAATAACGCCTAATGGCGTTGACATTCCCGTGTCGGAACGCTCGGTACATCTCTGCAACAGCCTTCAGATTTTCAGCCACGAGACCAGCGGTCTGCGCCCTCTCACCAAAAGCCTGTGCCAAGTTTAAGTCTTGCGACTTTACCTTGAGACGAGCCTTACTGAGAGCCTTATTGGCGAGATCGCTGGGAAAACCAGGCGTAATACCGAGCTTGTTAAACCCGGTAATGAAGTATCCATAGTGACTACTGTTTTCGACGGTTCCGAAAGTTCCGGAAACGCCGTATAACCCGTAGCTAAGGATTTCTCCATTCGGCCTGATATCCACCTCTTCCACCATCGAGTACGGGGTAGGTTTAATCCACCCTGACCTCACGGATCTTTTCCGTGAATAATCGGACGCATTGCGATACGCTGTCCTTGACGTAGACATCGGCTGCACCGTCCCGTTCGGACCATTGAACGGGTTGATGTTCCGCTGTTCGCCAGGAATAGTCGTACTGTAGTTCCGCCGATTAGCCATACATATACTCGGTTGAGGTTGAGTTACCACCCTGGGATTTACCAGGACTGGCCGGCACTAGTATTGTGCCGCGGAGCAATGCATGACCCTACTGGGGTCATACACCACGCCAGACAGAGCGGGACCTCACGGTCCC